AATACTCCTAAACTGAGAGAAGTCCCTACTATCAATATTCCTAGAGGAGACTATTCATCCTATACTATCAAAGCAGGTAAGGATGGATATGAGATTGAATACCGAGCAAACGATCCTGCTATCTTAGAATCACAGAGGTCATTATCTTCTGATGTTAATAAGAAAGGATTCTTTGGTGGTGGCACTGAGTCTCGTCGTGAGTGGCGTGTTGACCAGTTCACTATGGACGGCACACGCAACCTAGGAGGTGCCGTAGAAGACGGCGAGGGAAAGTCTGCGAAAGACATAGAGTGCATCGTGGCGGACGCTGGAGCACGGTCTCAAGGTGCAATGGCAGGTAGTGCCCTTGCTGCTGGTGTTGCTGTTCCTGCCCTTGCTAGCATCCCCTACGTGGGTTGGTTAGCAGGTGGATGGGCATTGCTACTAGGACAGAAAGCAGGGTCGAGTCTTGGATCTCAAGTTGGTAGTGTATTTAATGACTGCTGATGGACATTCAGAGAATAGGGACGAGTAAAATTACAGTAGGTAAACTAAACATACCTGAGGTTAGGACATATCCAGAACCTGTAACCTCACAGTTTAGTGCTCCACCTGTCACTGTTAATATAGGACTCCCTATTGTCAATATACCAGGATGCGTTGAAGCAAACTCTGCTAATAATAAAAACGAAAGTTTATTAATAGATGATGATCCTGTAATTATTTGTGATGCTGGCACTCCTAGTTTCAATCCAATTAATTACGAACCAAATCAAATGGTTTTAACTGGACCACCACAAGTGAATCCAGTTAAACCTAAGAAAGAAGCAACAGATACAAAAGCACCAGGTACACCACCATCACCACCACCTACTCCACCAGCAAGCATTCAGTGTCCTACTCAAGAGCAGTTATCTAAAGAACCCGTGGGGTTCCTGTTTGATGGTGGACGCAAAGAAGTATTAGGATACAAGTTGGTTGGAGACCAATGTATCAGAGAGGTAGGTGATGTGCCTATCATTACACAAGTCATAAATGGATTACCCCCAACTGGTGTTGTGATCACCACTGGGGGTATTGCTGTAGTTGCTACTACATCAGCACTGCTTGCTAAACCATTTGCTGACATTCTTCTAAAGGTAATCAAACCTACAGTGAAGAAAGTTATTAAAAAGATTGCTGCTATCCGTGGTAAGGAAGTTAAGGTCTTGTCTCTAAGGGAGCGCCAAGTCGAGCAGCGTCATCGTAATCAGGCAATACGGGTATTGAAGTCGGCACTGAAACCGAAGGGATAGAGTGACGATGTTGCTTGACAGTAGTTACATTTTGCACTACAACGTCAGCACATATTTTATAGTAAGGACTTTTAGGGTGAAAACTGATTCCTTCCTTCATTAGATTTCCACAATTCTTAAGACGAGCAATCTCAAAGTCCAATCTTTTATTGGCAGTCAGTTGTTTCATCATCTCGATATTAGAAGATGCTGCTTCTTTACAAAGGTCTTGCAGTTTCTTATCAGTGGGTGTGCTCCATGTCATAGAGAAACCTACACCCAGACTGTAGTTATCTTTCTGTCCTGTCCTAGTCCTTTTGTAGAAACTTACATCACCAGGATTATCTAAGATACCATCTCCCATTGGATTCCCGTCAGAATCGTAGGCACCAAAGTTATCGGTGACATCGTATACTGGGTCATTATAATAATCTTCAAAGGGTTTAGAAGCAGAGACACTACCTGTTACATACGGTGTGAAATTGCGAGTGGGACCTTGACATTGTATACCTCCACCGTAGGTATTTGTAATGTATGGTCCCTGTAAAACCTGAATAGCTTGGTTTGTAACGGAGCCTGAACTATTAGCGACAGGATTAGCAGTAGCAGACACACCACCAACAGTTTCAGCATAAGAAGGATTAGCGAATAATAAAGTTACTGCGAGAAGATACTTGTAGTGTCGGTTATGCTTGTAACCTCGGTTGTTCTCTGGATAATCGTTTGGTTGCTTAAACCAGGTCCGCGATAAGTTTCTGTGAATTGAAACGCTGCTCCTGGTGTTGTCTGTGTGTATGTCGGTTTGCTCGTTACACCTGTCCATGAAGAAGTCACTCCGTCAATAGTTACATTCGTAGCACCCGATCCTGGTGAGAGGTTTCCAGATGCTGATACACCAGAACCAGTAGCAGAATACTGATACCCAGTGTTATAGTCCATGCTATTTATTGTCTCAGTTATAGTCTGAGTTGTCTCCGTCCTTGATGTCATACTTCCCTGAGTGAAGTTTGGGACCACGGGGACCGCCAGGGCAGGAGCAAGTGTGACACTTACACCCACCGCACTTAGAACAGACCAACGAATCATAGTATTCATTGTTCTTATCCTCAGTCAATGACAGTAATCTCAGCTACATATTGGCCAGTTGCAGTCGTTCCAGCACCACCAGCAGTCACGGTGAGAAGACCCGCAGATGTTACAGTACCAGCTAATGTACCTGCTGAACCAGCAGTATAACTTGTGGTATTGGAGAAGTTAGGAACATCTCCTACAGTAGGAGCAGCAGTTGGGATTGCATCACCTTGAGTATAAGACTGAGAGAATGTGAAAGCAGATTCTGCAGTTCCTTGGACTGCTTCAATAGTACCTGGAGAATAAATTCCATTGGTAATAGTGCCAGTAGAAACAGCATCTGCTGTGGTGCCATCAGTAGTGCCGATGTTTGTTCCTGAGATACTAAATGAGGAACCAATTCTCGTTGCCTGAGTTCTAGCAGCATCAACCGTCAGTTGAACACTAGCGGAATGTGAACTCACCAATCCACCTGCATTTGCTGCACTTGCAGTCACTAATAGCATAACGATAGGTAAAAATTTAGTCATTTTTTCCATCGAGTTTTGTCTAATACTATGTAGGTGAGGTATTCCTTACACATAGGTTCGGGATATTACACAATGCATTAAACTATAGACTTGTTAAATAATATTGGTTGCCTTCGGGGACCACACAACAAACTCGCTTTAATTAGGAGCATAACAAATGACGGGACTTAGAAAGTTCACGACGAAAGATCTTAATGCAGTGGTAGATGCTGCAGAAAAATACTCAGTAGGATTCGATGATCTGTTTTACAGACTACATTCCTACGGGATGGGAAGTGTTAATGAAGCATATCCTCCATACAATATTGTTCAAGAATCTAATATCAAATGGAGAATCGAATTAGCATTGGCAGGGTGGGCACAGGAACAAATTGAAGTTACTACAGAAAGTAATGTTCTTTTAATCAGATCGATTGCACCAAAGAATAAAGGTGAGGAGGAATATGTACATAGAGGTATCTCCACTCGCACTTTTGCTAGAGGGTTTAACCTTTCAGATGATGTAGAAATCGGCACAGTCAGTTTTAATAATGGATTGCTTGTGGTAGAATTACGGAAGATCATTCCTGAGCATCAGCAATTAAAGGTTTATGAAATCCAAAATTCTCAACTACCTGAAAGTGATAGTGTGCCATCCAGCGACACACTATAATCTGATTACTATTGGAATTCTGATTACAATAGGAGCATTACATAACCATGCTCATTTCTCAATGACCAAAGATGCAGATGCCTATGTTAGACAGTGGTGTAGATCATCAGCAGAAAACAAAAAGATCTGTATCAGTTATGGTGGAAACATGGACTACTAACTGACCTATATAATTTACAACCAAAGAGACCTCACGGGGTCTCTTTTTGTTTGGAGTTACTATGAATTTTCTAGACTATGTAAGTCTATATGACATTGAAGATGATGCATTTTGTGATTCTGTTGTTTCTGAGTATTCTACTTGGGAGTGGGAGACACATCAGTGGGGTCATGAATATGATAGTGAGTGTCATTATGAAGATGATTCAGCAGAAAATCTCTTTCCAGTAAAGGAAAGTAATTTACTTTACAATATATGCGATACAGTTTTTTCTGATTACTCTCGTAAATTTGAAATTGGATTAGTCAATTTTGCAGTACCCAAATATGCTAGGTATAACACGGGGTCCTTCCTTCGAGTTCATTACGATCATGCCAAAGATTTGTTTGATGGTAAAGAGAGAGGAATACCTATCTGTACCTTAGTTGGATTGTTAAATGATGACTTTGAAGGTGGTGATTTTTATCTTCGTAATGAAGATATGGAATTAGAAAAGGGGCATATTTTAATATTTCCTTCCATCTTCTTATATCCTCATGAAGTAAAAAAGGTCACCAAGGGTGTCCGTAACTCATTTGTATCCTGGGCATGGTAACATGAATCTATACTTTAATTTAAAACCAAATAATTATAATGGAGAATCAGATCTCCTAACATTGGATTTGCCAGAAAATTATATCGATGATATAATGAAATATGTACGTCCTATTGCTGAAGAAAGCAAAATTTCAGAAACTAAAATTCTGAAAGAAATCATCAAAGAATCTGTACTAGAAATCTCAAGGAGAAATTATGAGCGTAAGAATCGTAAGAACAAGAAGCGGTGAAGATATCATTTCTGATATCTATGAAGTGACTCCTCCTACTCCAGAAGGAGTAGAAGAAACTAAAGACCCCATCGCATATCAATTGCGATATCCATATAGCATCTATACTGATACTGAAGACCAACCAAATATTGAAGTTTCTATTGCTTCAGAAGATTCCAGTATTACTAAACAGAGTGAACCTAAGGTAGTAATGGAACCATGGGCTCCTCTCAGTAAAAGTGAAAATCTTTTCTTTCGACTAGATGAAGTAGTTGCTGCATATGAAACATATGATGCAGTTGTAGAGCAATACAATAACTTGGTTGAGGCACAAAAAAATGGTTAATGAATCGTTTGTATCACCTGTAAGTGATATTGAAGAACCTCCCGAATCTATTACAGAGAATATTAAAGTTTTATTGCTTAAGGATAGACCTGAATATATCATTGGTAATGTACTGGAACTAGATGAAGAACCTAGTATCCTTATTGAAAACTGTTTCAGCATTTCTGGGGATGATACGTTATCTCCTTTCCCTCTGTATACAGACCAACGAGATTTGTTCTTGACAAGCGAGGGAGTTTTTACTATAGTGGATCCGACAGAGAAATTATTGGAGACTTATAGGTCCGCATGAGTCAGTTCTACACTAACGTTCAGTTAGCTGGAAATACAATACTTTATCGTGGGTACGAAGACGGTCAACAAGTACAGTCTCGTGCCCATTTTAGTCCGACCTTATATGTCCTATCTAAAAAAGATGAAGTTACTAAGACTTTAGAAGGTAAGAACGTTCGTGCTGTGAAGTTTGATTCTTCCCGAGAGGCAAGAGGATTCATTGAACAGTATGACGGGGTTGAAGGATTTGAAGTGCATGGATACGAGAGATTCGTATACCAATATATTCGCCAAGAGTTTCCTGGTGAAGTGCAGTACAACATTAACCAGATGAAAATCTATGCATTGGATATTGAGGTCCAGTGTGAGAATGGATTCCCTAATGTTCAGGAAGCAGCAGAAGAAATGTTATCTATCACCATTAAAGATATGGTGACAAAGAAATACTATAGTTGGGCAACTCGTGAGTTTGAAGCACCCGAAGGAGTTGAGACTCATATCTTCTGGACGGAACATGAAATGCTCAATCACTTTATTGGTTGGTGGGTGCAAAATACGCCTGACATCTTAACAGGTTGGAATGTTAATTTATACGATGTTCCATATATCGCACGGCGAGTCAATCGTGTGCTAGGTGAGAAATGGATGAAGAGTTTATCCCCATGGAATCGTGCTAATGAAAGAGAAGTTTTTGTCCAGGGACGCAAAAATATTGCTTATGATATATCTGGTGTCAATATTCTTGACTATCTCGATCTTTATCGTAAGTTTACTTACAGTAATCAAGAGTCCTATCGCTTAGACCATATCGCTTTTGTTGAATTGGGTCAACGAAAAGTAGACCACTCTGAGTATGAGAACTTCAAAGACTTCTACACCAGTGATTGGCAGAAGTTTATGGAATACAACATCCAAGACGTTGAGTTGATTGACCGACTGGAAGATAAGATGAAGTTGCTTGAACTTGCTATCACTATGGCCTATGATGCCAAGGTGAACTTTGAAGATGTCTACAGTCAGGTCCGTATGTGGGACACTATGATATACAACTATCTGACTGATAAAAACATTGTAGTTCCTCCACGTAATTTTGGTGCTAAGAAAGATGAAAAGTATGCAGGAGCCTATGTCAAGGAACCGATTCCAGGAAAGTATGATTGGGTTGTGTCTTTTGACCTCAACTCTCTTTATCCTCATCTCATCATGCAGTATAATATCTCACCCGAAACACTTGTTGAATCTAGACACCCATCGGCTACAGTTGATAAGATACTTGGGCAGACGCTAGATATTAAAGGGGATTACTGTGTATGTGCCAACGGTGCTCAGTATCGTAAGGACATACTTGGGTTCCTACCAGAAATGATGCAGAAGATTTACGATGAACGGACCATATACAAGAAGAGAATGCTTAAGTCTAAGCAAGCTCTTGAACATGCCACCACATCTACAGAGACCACATCATTACAAAAGGATATTTCAAAATTCAACAATATCCAAATGGCAAGAAAAATCCAACTTAACAGCGCCTATGGTGCCATCGGTAACCAATACTTCCGATACTACAATCTGGCAAATGCTGAAGCGATTACCCTCTCGGGTCAAGTCTCGATTAGGTGGATTGAAAACAAAGTAAATAATTACTTAAACAAACTACTTAAAACAAAGGACCACGATTATGTCATCGCTTCTGATACTGATAGCATTTACATCTGTCTCGATTTACTTGTCCGTTCTGTATTTCCTTCACAAGATGTTCCTCCAGAGAGGGTTGTCGGCTTCCTCGACTCTGCTTGCAAAGAAAGAATTGAACCATTCATTGAAAAATCGTATCAAGAACTAGCAAACTATGTTGGTGCTTATGACCAGAAGATGGTCATGAAGCGAGAGAATATTGCCAACAAAGGTATCTGGACTGCTAAGAAGAGATACATTCTTAATGTATGGGATAGTGAGGGTGTTCGTTATGAGAAACCTAAACTAAAAATCATGGGATTGGAAGCAGTAAAGTCTTCTACTCCTGCTGCATGTCGTGCTGCTATTAAAGAATGTATGGTTGTTATTGTCAATAAAGATGAAGAAGCAGCACAAAAATTTATTGCAGACTTTAAGGATAAATTTTCATCGTTACCAGTTGAAGATATATCATTTCCCCGAGGATGCAACAATCTAAATAAGTGGTCGAACCCTTCGACTCTGTATAGTAAAGGTACGCCGATACACGTTAGAGGAGCACTACTATACAACTTCCATAACAAGAAAAACAAACTGACACATAAGTATCCTTTGATTCAGGACGGGGAAAAGATTAAATTTGT